TTGTGGTCGATCAATGGATGCTCTGACACTTGCTCTGGCATAGTTTGGCCTTGCATTAGTTCTCGCTGGACTTGACGGTCTGGCAAAGGAAAAATATGCCGTCGCAACTTGTTTCTTCAACCGGCTGTTGCCAGCCTTGCGATACCGTTCCGGTTGTCGTGAATGTCCCCGGACCACAGGGTGCTGCGGGAGCTAATGGGTCGAATGGCACCAACGGCTTAAACGCGTTCACTTACACGACGGCGGCAGCTTTGGTTCCTCCACTTGGTGGATACGTTGTTGTTCAGGTTCAAGACAGCTCGTTCCTCCCGGAGTCTATTCAAGGGCAATTTTTTGTTTCCGTTCAAGGGTGCGGGTACATGCAGGTGGTAGACGTTGTTGGGTTGAGCGTAACTCTTGGAAATCCTTTACCCGGAGTATTGAGCATTCCGAACGCTATTCCGACCACGCCAATTTCAATCGGCGCGCTCATTACCCTTGCTGGAGCGATTGGTCCTCAAGGTCCGGCTGGAGCCGCTGGCGGAGCATCGTCCGCAGCGACATACATTGTTCGAACTCCCGACGCATCGATTCCAAGCGCGACAGCTCTTAATTCGCTTTCATCCGGTTATCTCAAGACTCAAGGGTCGAGCGGATCTGGATTTATATCGACCGTCGCAACGGTTCCAGTGGGCGACATCAGCGGCGTGTTGCCGGTTGCAAACGGTGGAACGAACCTATCAACTGCTCCCGCAAACAAGATTCCGGTCGGCGACGGATCGAATTATCTCCAGAAAGAAATTATTGGGACATTTCCAATTGTCGTCACGAACAGCGCGGGAAACATCACGCTGTCGGCTCCGTCGATTGCAGGGTTCACTTACGTCACGTTTACGCGGAGGGTAACTTCAAATGCGCCGACAATGAGCGCCGTTGCAAGTAACCCGTTCAATTCGACCACCTACCCGTCAGTAACCTATTCTGGAATTGATACGGTATCAGGATTTACTCCAGCAACCGGAAGGTTTGTTGCGGCAAATTCTGGGTATTATAGGTTAAGCTCTATAGTTCACAATGGATTTGTTGGCGGTGTTTACGACATAACTCTACAAATCAGAAAGAACGGAACACCTATTTACAGTGTTGGATACCGCATATCAGCGGTAGATGAGCCGCCTGTTGCTGTAGAGGTTTTGGATCAAGCGTCGAGTTCTGATTTCTACGAACTTTTTATAACATCGGCAACAAACACATCTTTGTTTAACGTCAATTCCTCATTCTCCATCCAACGGATTCAGGCTTAATCCATGAGCGAACGCGCACCACGGCGGTACACGGATGGGTCTGTCACCTTTGAGGGTGGCATTGACGCTGGTGTGATGCCGTCTGAGGTGGATAAGAATCAGGTCGCCTTCGCGGTCAACGCCAGCTTTCGGCAGGGATTCGTTTCTCCTCGACCCGGTTTCATCCAGAAAGATTACGACGTTTGCCTGTCGATTACGGCAGACAGCACGCTCGTCACTGCGGATCAAACCAATGTCACGGCGGACGGTTTCTCCGAGGAGTGTTACGGTTCGAGCAATTTGACGGGCGTCTTTCAGTGTGCGCTTCCGTACATCGGCGACAACGGAGCGACGTTCATTCTGATGTTGATCAGTGGTAAAGTGTGGCTTTACGACTGCCTTCAAAACAGCGTTCAGAACCTTTCAGTTTTACCTAATCTTGAGAACCCATCGAACATACTCGATGGGTGGATGGTTCAAGCTGAGAACTTTGTCGTAATTCAAGACGGCCAGAGCGCGCCGCTGATCTTCAACGGATCAAATCTGCGCCGCGCAACCGTCGATGAAATCAAGTGCGGAAGAGTAATGGCCTACGTCAACGGACGTATCTGGTATGCGCTTCCGAATGGATTCTCATTCAGAGCAACAGACATTGTTTATGGAGACGGCACGCGAGCGAGTGTTCTCAAAGAAACCGAAAATACCTTCCTCAATGAAGGCGGAGACTTTGCGGTTCCGTCGGATTCAGGAGGAATCACAGCAATGGCCGTCCCCGGCGATCCAGATACGTCGCTTGGTCAGGGGCCGCTCTTAGTTTTTACTCCTCGATACGTCTTCTCGGTTCAAGCTCCTGTTGATCGTAATACATGGAAGAACCTGAGCTATCCGATTCAGGCCATCAGTTTGCTGACTAGCGGTGCGCTTGGCGCTAGGTCGGCCATTACTGTCAACGGCGACGTGTTCTACCGAGCAGTCGATGGTGTGCGCTCGTTCATCATCGCTCGTCGCTCGTTCACTGATCCGGGGAATACGCCGATCAGTGGCGAGATTCTGAACATCGCTGAGAACGATCAAACCAGTCTTCTGTGGTCTGGATCTGCGGTCGTGTTCGACAATCGATTGCTGATGACCGGACAGCCTCGGTATAATGCCGAAGGCGTTATCCATAAGGCGCTGATGGTTTTGGATTTCGACCTGATTACGTCGATGCGGAAAAAGTTTCCTCCCGCGTGGGCAGGAATTTGGACCGGACTCGATGTGTTGCAGGTCTTGAAGACAGAGAGCGTTTACGGAGACAGATGCTTTTCGATTGCTCGCGGTGAAAACGGAACGATTCAGATTTGGGAAATCAGCAAGGGCGAGAAGTTCGACAACAACTTGGTTGATGGGAAAAAGAATATTCAGTGGTTGGTCCATACTCGCGCCTACAACTTCGAGATTCCGTTTGGATTGAAGCGGCTTGATTCTGGCGACATCTTCATCGACTCGCTGGACGGAAGCGCTTCTTTCAATGTCGAGTATCGGCCCGACCAATACCCCGGATGGATTGAGTGGGCAGACTGGGCTGAATGCGCGACAACTTTGCAGTGCCAACCTGCTTGTCCGCTAGTCAATTTCCAGCCGCAATACAGGCCAAAGATGCGCTTGCCGACTCCTTCGGATGTACCGTGCAATTCGAGCATCAGCACACCGACTCGAAACATGTACGAGGTTCAAATGAGCCTGACAGTTACGGGATATTGCCGCATCAAGAGCATCCGAGTCCACGCTTACGACGTTCAGGAACCTGCTGTGGGCGAGTGCCTTGTGTTCGAAGGATGCAAGACCCTTGATGCTTGCGACGTAAACCCGTTTACCTACACATCGGAATAGTATGCCAAATCTAACCCTAATCACGCTTACTCCTCCAAGTCTTCCGACGAACTATTGTCCGTTGAGTTACCAGAACTTGGCCAACGATATCATCGGAGGCACGCAAGCCGTTTTCAACAGCACTGTTGGGAACTCCTTCTTTAATTTTGGACCGACGGTTCCGTCGATTAACAATCGGATTTATCCGTGGCTTGATGAAAATGGGCAGTGGTGGATTTACAGTCAGGGGGTCTGGCTTTATAAAAATCCGGTTGTAAAGAGTGGATACGAGCGTCGCATCTTTGTCGGAACGACCACTGATCTTCTTTCGTACGACGGTGGTGACGGAACTGCTGTGGCAGGCGATACGTTTGGTCCGATGTGGGAAGTTGACACTGAGTTTGAAGCTCGCTTCCCGGTCGGTGTTGGAGCGTTTGTTGCGAGCGGTACGGTTGCTGTTATGGGTAAGGCCACGTCCACAGCAATCGTTGGCGAGGACAAACACACGCTGACGGTTTCAGAATTGGCCGCTCATACGCATAATGTTGGGCGCTATGTAAACGATTCCAGGAGTGGCGGAGATCCAAAGTTTATGGATTTAACTTTAGGTACAGGAACCGTTGGAATATCAAGCTCCACTGGAGGAGACGCAGCCCACAACAACCTTCCTCCGTTCTACGGTGTTTACTTCATCAAGCGAACGATCCGAATCTATTACGTCAAATGAAGCTAATCGTTCAGGACATTCGCTCGACAATCGCCCGTGTAGTCGGCGTCTGCGTCGATGACCCTCGCGTTTACGACTACATCAATCAGGCGTGCCGACGGCTTCTGCACAAGGGGTTGTGGGCAGGCGCATACGGACGCTTCACCATCCACACGGTTGGAGGGTGCATCACTTGGCCGCGTCACATCGAAACCATCGAGTCCGTGGCCGATTGCTGTGGCGTCGGAACGGTTCGCAATCAATGGTTCGAGTTTCAAGAAAGCGGATACGGATTGCTCGGCGAGAGCAATGGCGCGTGCGTCGGCAAGCAGCTTGTGGATCGTGGCACCGTGGTTTCTTACCGCGACATGTCCGGTGGAACGAATAGCTTCATCCGAGTCTATCCCGGCGACGCTTCTGACGTTGGCAAGACCATCACCCTGCAAGGCGTCGATCAGAACGGGCAATGGATTCGCACACTGTCTGGCGGACTTTGGATAGACGGCGAGCAGCTAACATTGGCCGCTCCGTACGTTCAATCGACCAAGAAGTTCATATCGCTGACCGGCGTCATTCGTCAGGCAACCAACACGGTAAGCCGGTTGTACGAGTACAATGCGACGACCTTGCTGGAACTTGATCTGGCAGTTTACGACCCTGATGAAACTTTGCCGCAGTACCGCCGCAGTTACCTGACAGATCGTTGTAACAACGAAGAGGATAAGCCGGTGACGGTCATGGCGAAGATGCGCCATATCAACGCGACGAGCGTCAATGACTACCTCATTCCGCCTTCTCCCGATGCCATCAAGTTGATGGTCATGGCGATTCGTAAGGAGGAGAACGATTTGATTCAGGAAGCAGTGGCCTACGAAGCAAAGGCTGTTCAGGCTGTGCAAGAGCAGACCATGCAGTACCTAGGCGACGCAGTTGCTACGATCCGTATGGTCGGAGTCGGACTAAACGGCGGTGGATTCTCCCAATGGTTCTAAAGCTCAACATCGACTTTGCGCTGGAAGAAGTGACTCCTGAGAAACTGGAGTTGCTTCAGGCTGTATTTGACGCACACGACATGGCGGCTCGGAACAATCAGAACGCCAGTTCCGGCGCTGCGGTTAACGCTTTCTTTGGTAGCGCGCAGCTAACCAACGCAATTGCTTCCGCTATCCTCACGCTTGGCGATGCTCATGGTCCGATTGGTCCTGCTCGATTCGTTTACGAAAAATTCGACGAACGATCTTTGAAGTCGGCCATATTGTCTGGCATGAAGATTCCCGGTTTCGGGAACTCGTTCTTCAAGGACAGCATCGACCCAGCATGGAGTCGGGTGCGCGAGATTATTGAGGTGGACTTCAAGAAGGCGAACGACCGCATCAAACAGCTTCACGGCTGGATGAAAGAAGTCGGAAAAGACGTTCACCCGAATGCGGCTCTTTACAGCGCAGTAATTTGCAACGAACTGGGAATGATTCACGGTTCAGAGTCGGCCATCTTTGTGTTAGCTCGAACAGCGGCTTGGACATCTTTGTGCATGAAAAATGAACGGTAAACTCTTTCAAATCTGCGGGTTGCCACGATTCGGATCGGCATTCATGTCGGTCCTTTTTTCGCTGGAGAATGATTGCATTGGCCTACATGAGCAGGGTGCGACCGATCCAAACTGGCAGAAGTCGATTGAAGATTACCGGAACCGTTACAAGTACGTCGCTGATTGCTCGACCTACGGATATCTTCCGAAAGCTATCGTGCATGACTCGGTCAAGGTGTACGTCAAGAAGGACGCGGAATCGTCGGCCAAAGAATGCACCGAGCGATTCGGTTACGAGGTTCATCTGCCTTCAGTCCAGATGCTTCGCGAGTACGCTGACAAATGGGCAGCGTCGCACAGCGTGATGACAATCGGAGAGGGAGAACTTTTTAAGGTGGATACTTTGCGTCGGATATGGATTCATTGCTTTCATAACGAGCGAGCTTTTCCTGAGGAGAAAGCTGCACGTCTGATTACCATGAACATCCAACGGCACGAACCTGAAAAGGTGTTCTCGATTGAGAACGGCAACCGTCTTGTGAAGGAGGTTTTTTAATTTATGGGAGCTATTCTAGGTGGTGCAGCAATTGTTGGTGGTTCAAGCTTGCTTGGCGGATTACTCAGCGCTGGAAAAAAGGTAAAAGTTCCAGAACTGAAGCCAATTGATTTTGAAGGTGAGCAGAAAAAGGCGATTAGCCAAAATATTGCGTCACTTCAGTCTGCCACCGATCTGGCTCAAAAGACGACCGCCGCTGAGCAGTCACAGCTTGAGGCGCAGCTTCGTCGTGCAATTCCCGGTTATGACCAACTGATTTCTCAAGCCGGAACAAATATTGGTGCTGCTTTGCGAGGGGAGGTTTCGCAAGACGTTCAATCTCAGCTTCAACGATCTGCTGCCGGACGTGCGCTTAGTGGAGGGTTTGGCGGTGGAACCGGAATGGGCAGGAACTTGTCCGCTCGCGACTTTGGCCTGACATCGATGCAGATTCAAAATCAAGGTCTTAATCAAGCCCAGAACTTCATCCAGCAGCAGCGGACGTTTGGAATGGTACAACCGTTCTCGGTGAGCAGTATGTTCGTCACGCCCGGTCAACGAATCGGATTTATGCAACAGCAGCAATCTGCTCAGTATGGACGCGACTTCGCGTCTGCTCAGGCAAACGCAATGGCTGATCCTCGTCTGGCAGCGGTTGGAAGCGCCGTTTCTCAAGCTGGCGGACTGTACGGCGGGGCGAAGATGCAACAGGGCTTGTCCTCGGCAATGATGAAATCTTATGAACCCACCGGAAGATCGTTTATTGGATCGGGTTATAACCCCCAGAACGATCCTGAAATTTATTCGACTCCACCGGGAAACATCGGAGGGCCAAACGATCCTTCTAACTGGTAAAATTTATGGCTGACGAAACTCTTCAAGCATTTCAGCTAGGTGCAAACCTATACGACCGCGCACAGACGCAGTCTCGTCTGCTGAACGAGATGAAAAGAAGCGCGGCAAGATCCATAATCGATACGCAGGGCATAGAGCTTCAGAATAAGATTCGCGATAATGAACTCGCCAATGGAATTTCTGAACGGGCAAAGTTTTCCGCCGATCTTCCAAAGATTCAGGCTTGGCAGTCAGCATATGTTCAATGGAATGCAAAAGGCGATCCGACCGCTGCGTTTCCTGCTCCCCCTACAGATCTTCAAAGCGCAACCGGACTGAAAATGCTCGGCGACATGAGTGGTCCAGTTATCCAATCGTTGCCGATGGCGCAGAATCGGTTTTACGCAGAGCAAGCAATTCGCGGACAAATGAGCGATCTTAATTCAGCGGTTAAGATTCTTAAAGATAAAGGCATGTTTGATATTCTTAATCAGTACAATGCTGGTATTGACCCTAAAACTGGAAAGATAAATCCAGAAGCTGTTAAAGCATTTGAGATTGCTGTATTTCCGTTCAAACAAGAGGAAGAAGCGTTGAACAACATGCAGCCTGAGTTAAAAGCTGAATTCATTAAGCTTCCAAAAGACGGAAAGACAATTGAAGAAAGAATTAATGTTGCTTCTTCAAATCTTGAAGCAAGAAAGCTTAACGCACCTACTGCTGTCACCAGAAATACAGAGTACATAATAAAAGCTAAAACAGAAGCTGCCGCAGCGGCTGGCGCTCCATTAAGCGAGACAAAGATCAAAAACTTGCGTAATGATTTGTCTCAAGCAGGAGGGAAAGTAAGACCACTTGATGCTACTATTTCAAAGAAAATAAACAACGATTTTGCTGTTGTTGAAGCTGTTGATTCTGTTTTAGATAATATCTCTGATTTTGAAAAATCAAACAATGTTGATTTCACTGGTTATCTTGGTATTATACCAACAACTGTTGATGGAATAAAATCAAGAATTGCAAAAGAAACAGATCCTAAAAAACTAGAAGCCCTTGGATTTATTTCTAATTTTTACGGCTTGTTGAACGAAGTTGGAACCACTACCTCTGGCCTTACTGTTACAGCGCAAGAAGGAAAAAGAATCGAGGGTGAAATCGGTAGCAGGCTTGACAAGAATTCTTTGGTTAAACTGAAAGCATTCAGAAACAGGAAAGAAGAAGGTCTTCGTGGCGTAATCCAAAGGAATATGGACCGCGATCTTCCGAGCTTTGCTGAAGAATGGGTTCAGACTCCATTCGGAACTTCGTCTACCAGCCTTTACAAATTTCCAACACGGGCCGGACAGCAGTCAGCCCCCGCTGCTGGCGGTCTTTCGATAGATTCAAATGCTCTCGACGCTGAGCTTAAAAAGCGAAACCTTCTAAAGTAATATGGAAGATTATTCATTTTTATCAGATTCTGACCTTCTTGCGTTGAAAGGTGGAAATTATTCTTCCCTTTCAAACGAGGGTCTTCTTGGTCTAAAATCTAGGTCCACTCCACCAACCCCTACTATCGGCGAAATGCGTCGGCGTGAGGAGCAAGGTATGGTTTCTGCGTTGCCTCCTGAGCAGGTGCAAGCACGGGTTGGTTCTCCCGAGCAGCTTGAAGAAGCGGTTCAAGATTCAAAGAATGTTGGCCAACAAGAAGGCGGTTTCCTTAGAAATTTAAAAGAAACATTTCGAGGAATCGGATCGGCTGGTTCTGGCGTTGCTGGAGGTGAAGTTCTTGTTGCGCCAATTGCTGGAGCTGAAACTCCTGAAGGTCAAAAATATCGACAAGCAGCAAGATTCCAAGCTGGCACCGGAGCTGGAATAGTTGCCCCAGAACTTCTCGCCGCAGCAATTCCCGAAGTTGCCGCTGGAATGACAGTCGCTGGTGGTGCCACAAAAATGGCTCGCACTGGACAATTTCTTGAACGCGCAGGATCGCAAGCACTTGGAGGTGGAGTTGGTGGCGCAGCAACTGGAGCCGTTGAAGCGTTGCCTGAACTCGCTCGCGGAGAATACAAGAAAGCTGGAGAAACTTTTGGAGAAAACATTCTAGCTGGAACAGCTCTTGGGCCACTCATTAGCGAGGTGGGTGTTCCCCTTGTCGCTGCTGGAGCGAGGCAGTTTGTAAAGCCAGCTTATGCCGCAAAAGAATTTCTTGCTGGCGGGGGATTTAGTGGTGCAGCAACGACGTTTTTTCGCCCTCGCTACGCTCCTCGCGTTGGCTCTCTGGAGACTTCTCAGATTAGGGACACCATTGAGTCTTCTACTGGTGTAAGAGTTCCACTTGGCGTTGCTGAGGCGATTGGCGAGCCGGGACTTGTCGAAGCAATCAAGAATGCTTCAATTGGAGCAGAGGTTACACCTCAACACATGGAAAGCCTTAAGAGGCTGATCGTCCTAAATGCCACAGAACTTGGCGGAAAAAACACCGGAATCACGTCAGATGAACTAGCAAAGAGTGCTGTAGATATATTGAGGAAGCGACTTGGTGTTGTTTCAAAGCCTTTCGAAGACGCAATCGGAACGCTTTCAGCTCAATTAAAGCCTTCAATAGACAAAGGTTTGATTGACGTTCAAAACGCCGCAAATGCTCTTGTTCCCGGCACTGCTTCCACTCCTTCGTTTCTTGGTAATATTTTTCGTGAGTTTGAGCAATCTGGTTATAATTTTTTCAAGCAAACAGACGCGAAGAATTTTAATTCCTTAAGGGCTAATGAGGCGTATCAGAAGTTAAAGGGAAAAACATCAAACATGGTTGAGTGGGCCAATGATACTGACGCTCAAGCCATTCAGTCTTTGAAGACAACTCCTGAAGAATCTGCACTTCTTCTGGATCAATTTGGCAGAAAAGTTGTTAGCAAACCTTCAGCAACAATAACTCAAGGGATACCTTCTACATATCCTCCTGACACTCAAAAGTTTGTAGCAGCAATTGGAAACATGGCTCCAGAGCAATCAATTGATGCTCTAAGAAATTACAGAACAATAATTGGAGATTCTGTTGGAAACAATTCAATCTTGCCGGGAATTTCTGATGGAGCAAAAAAACAACTTTATAAGGCAATCACAAAAGACATCGACGCAATGATTGATGGTGCTTCAGATGCAAAGTTAAAAGCTCAATTGCAGGGAGCAAATAAGTTTCACCGAGAAAACGCGGACAATTTTGTTGGAAGACAAGTTCAGTCAATTATCAAAGATGTCGGAGCAGAAGGTGGTGCTGGGCCTGCTTCGATTGCGAGAAATTTAGAGTCTGCTGATGCTCCTACTTTTTTGAAATCGCTCAAAGGAGCGGCTCGACCTGAAGACGCTGCCGCAATCGACTCTACAGCGAGAGAGTATCTGTTTAATCAGGCTGCAAAGTCTGGTCTTGATCCGGTTACTGGAGAAATTTCGGTTTCTAAAGTCGTCAACTACATCAACGGACTTGCACCTGAGATTCAAAGTCAATTTTTTCCGAATTCAAAACAGATTTCAGAATTAGCTAGGCGTCAATCTGCGCTCTCTGGAATTGACCCCGCCAAAATCGTCTCCAATTTGACCGTTGATGCAGATCTTCTTTCAAAAGCACTCGGATCAAAAGCACCTGAAATTCAAAAGACAATTGCAGATGCAATCAAGAAGTCTGGAGAAATGAACAAGCAGTTGCGCGGAAGCATTCTTGGCGCACTGAAGAAAGCGTCGTCGAGCGAGGTGACTGACATTGTTTCTCAGAATCCAAAGAATTTTATAAGCGGGATTGTTGACGAAACATACACGCCTGAACAAAGCCGTGCGGCTCTAGACATGATTGGTCGTGAAAGCCCAATGCTTGTTGAGCAACTTCAGTTTCAATATGTTGACGACTTGATCAGGAAGTATTCTGAATCTGGAGTTCTGAATTCGAAGAAGCTGGCATCTGAACTTGCCGCAGAGTCAACTGTCGGTAAAGCAAGCAACACCAGAAACTACGCCGACGCAATTCTTGGAAGCGGAAAAGTTTCAAAACTTAAGTCTGTTTTGGACAATGTTGCTCGCCTTGAAAAACTAAAGACTCCAGTGGCTTCTAACGACCCATTTGCAGAGGCAGTCATTAGGGGACTTGGTGCTGCAACTGGTGAAGCTCTTGGAGGTATGGCAAGAATTGGGCCTATCGGAACTGCAAATCAAGCTGTGCGAATTGCTAAACTGACCCCCGGTGTGAGGTACAAGATAGCGGCGCATGTTCTTTCTACTCCTCAGTTAAGAGAGCTTGCGATGAAGCCAATCGGTCGTTTTTCGAAGGATGAGCTTAATGCTGTTCTTCGTGGAACAGCCGCAGCAATCGCCTCTACTGAAGGCGAAGACTCCCCCGACATCGACGAGCTGCAAAATCTTGAACGATGAAAACCTCCCTCTCCAAGAAAGGTAACACCTATCAAGGCAAGAAGGTGACGCTGAACAAGCCCTTCTACACGCCGGGTGAGCGGAAGAAGAGCGCGGTGTACGTTAAGAATCCGGCGAACAAGGTTGTCATCGTTCGCTTCGGCGATCCTGACATGACGATCAAGAAGTCGAATCCTGAGCGTCGAAAGAATTTCCGTGCGCGGCATAACTGTTCGGAGGCGAAGGACAAGACGACGCCTAAATTTTGGAGCTGCGCGGCATGGATTCTGGCGATTGTTCTGTCGGTTTTAACCTCAAACCCTATTTGAATTTATGGACAAGATGAAACTTGGTGGTGGCGGTCGTTACGAGAAACTTATCGGCTCCCTTGAGAAGAAGGGCGTTCGCGATCCTCGCGCTCTTGCGGCCTACATTGGTCGTAAGAAGCTCGGCAAGGCGAAGTTCCAATCGCTCGCTGCGAAAGGTCGTCGCCGTGCCGAGCGCGAGAAGGCTAACGCTTAGGTCTTCCTGTCCACGGCTTTTTCGCCGCCGCCTTATCGACGACGAACTTCTGTGGGTCTGCGTAGTTCCATGAGATGTCGCCGCCCGTACCGCGCTGGATCATAATCGATCCGGTTACTTTTCCTTCCTTGTCCGTCATGCCGGAACGATCCGCTCGCTTCGCCATGCCGAGCATAAATTGTCGAGGTTGATTGAAACCAACTTCCTTCATCACAATCACCTCTCTGGCCCAGTTCGTTAGGTCCGACGATCCGAATCCTGAGTAGGCCATCTCTGCCACGCTCTCCGGCTTGTCGTCTCGACCTTTTGGCTTAGGGAAGTGGTGGACGAGAATCAGGACTACGCCTGTCTCCATCATAATCGGCTGGAGCAAGTGCCGCGTAAAGTTCGCGCAGACCTCGATATCCGATGGATTACCGCCCATGTAGGAGAGCAGCGGATCGATGTAAACCACGTCCACCTTAGTCTTGCGAACAAGGCGGCGCAGCATCGTCGCGAAGTCGGAGCCAGTCCTAACCGTCTCGCGGAAGAAAAGCATATTGGCGCTCCGAAGACCTCGTTCCCAGTTCTCCTTGCCGAAGGTCATCTGAGCAGCGCCCTTGAGCGCATCATGCTGATCGGCGATGTCGTTTTCCGCCTGAATGTAAGCCACTTTTAGCGCACGGACGGGCTTTACGCCGAACCAAGCTTCGCCGGACGCCCACTTCAGACCCTGATACGCGGCCATCGAGCTTTTGCCGCATCCGCTTTGGCCGACAAAGAGAAGTGATGATCCGCGCCGAACCCACCTATCGCCGATCAGATTGTCAGGATCATTCTGCGGATCGTACTCGATGATGGCATCTATCGAGAACTCTATCGGCATGTCCTGCGCGTCCATGTCGTCCTTGAACGCTTCCCAGTTCACTGCGCCCACGTTGACGGCCAACAGCTTCTGCTCCTTGCCATCGCGCATTACACCGGCCAGACGGCTGAACCGGCTCGCGTTCTTGTTCTTCGGATCGATGCCGATGCTTTCGAGGTAGCGATAGACGACGTCGCGGCGCTCGTTCCACTCCTCTCTATTGGCCGCTTCAACGCGCACCCAGCCATGCAGACTCTTGCCGCCGGAATCTATGACGACCGATAGCGGGAGCTTCGACTCCTTCAACGCTGTCCATTGCTCGTCCTTCGTCTTCTCGTCCATCTCGACTAAGACATGGCGGAAGTTCGCCACGCCGGAATCCGATCCGCTCTCGTCGAAGCATGGGTTGATACGGACGTATGCGCCCTTGCTGTCGCTGCCATTCCACATGGCGCTGATGGGCGGCGTGAAGTGGTTCTTAATCCATTCGTCGCGCTTAAGGAACGTACCCTTGGAGGCTGGCCTACCTCGACCCTCTTCGTCGAAAATGATGTCGTTACAGATGCAGACAACTTCGTCCGATTCGAAGCAGGCTTTCAGGAAGTCGATTGTCGTAAACGGCGACGGAGGTTCCGGCATCGTTTGGATCGTGCGAACGACGAACTTGCCGGTGGGCGAGATTGGATTGCCGCCCTGACCAATGCCCGATTGAGCGGATAAGAGCCAGCCACGCGGTTTGTCGTGCGAAACCTTGGACGCTTGATCGAGCTTGTGGGCCAGTTCATGTGGTTTCCACGGCGGGAGGCATTTCGCGTTGTACTCATTGAGGAGCGTATCAGCATCCCCCGCATTAAGCTCAAAACCGTGTATGAGCGCGGTTGCGACGGCGAAGGTGCTTCCATGCCCATTTTGACCTGTGACGGCTCCCGGCGTGTTTCTTAGCCATGCTCTGGCACGGTCGATCTTTGATTGATTCATTTGATTCCAAGTTGTTTGCGCGCTATGTCCCCGCTTTCGCCCAAATCATTCGAGGCGATTTGCTGGAGAACTGACTTTGATTCTTCGAATTTTGCGAAAAGGAGAGACAGCTCTTTGGGAGTCATCAGGTACTTGCTCCAGTGTTGGATTGGTATGGAGCGAGACTGAAACTTCGCAAAGAGCTGCTCTTGTGCTGCGATGTAGAGTTTAGGGTGCTTGTTCAATGACCGGGGTGAACTTGGCCTTGAATTCGGCTTTTGTTCGAACGTACACCTTGGGTTTTCCGTCACGGGTGTAGGCTATCCCCACCCATTTCATTTCCCCGATTCGTATCTCTACGTCGTCGGAAATGACTTCAACCTGCACCGTACTGTTTCCTGAGTTTTTGAATTTCATCTTCTGAGGCGTTATCGAGATGTCCTGTACCAGCCGCATGCCAAACGCCGTCAACAATTTGCGCCTTTGGCTTGGGCTTAGTCATCCAACCTCGAAGAATCGCATGGTCGATGAGTGCTGGCGCTTCCTTCAATAACTGTTCTCTAGTGATTTGAGTTTCCATCATAATTAACCTTTTTTGACCGTCTTTCCGCGCCATCCGCCTGCTTTTCTCATCCCGAGTTCCTGACCAAGTTCGTTGACGAATCCGCGTCGGATCAGCCACTCCTTGTACTTCTGGTCGATGTAAGCGAAGTGAATCTTTTCGGGCGCTTCATTTGCTTCTGCTATCCGCATAATGGGCATTTTGTTTGCGCTGATCATTTGTATGTCTCGATTGTGTGTTTGTAGTGTCGCTCGGCTTGGGTGCAGTTCCAGCAAAGGTCTTGAGTTCCGTTGCATCCGCACCCGAGAGATTTGAAAAGTACATTGGCCAACCATTGGTATTCCGCGATGGCCGCTCGCAATG